TATGCCAAAGCCATTAAAACTTGCATTTGGATCTTTCAAATCAAGTGAATCAATAAAATCAATTGCTATCTGTTCAAAGCTAGAGATTGCTTCAGATCCGTCTTGATATTCTTTTTCTGACTCAACAGAATCAGCTTTAACTTTCTTACGCTTCAACTGCTGGTCTTTGCCGTTATAAATTACCTTGGCCAGAATTCCTTTGATAATTTCACAAGCCGCGTCCTTAAGAAGTGGATCAATAGGATCTGGTACAAAACCTATTCTGTTTTTCATCCAGACATTTGCCAGTTTAACCAGACGAGCTTTATCACTGTCTGGTGCAAAATCGCTGCCCAAAATTGAATTTGCGTCATCTACAGTAATAAAGCTCATTGCATTATTCCTTAGGGATTAATTTAAGAAGTTCTGCTTTTGTTGCTGACGGCTTGTAACCAATATTTTTACTAGCCAAATACTCTTTTAATTGATCATTTGACCAGTTTTCAAAATCATTAGCTGCCGTTTCTGTAGCTGGGTTTTCTGCCGATTTTCCAGCTTCCAATTCAACAATACGTGCCTGCATTGCAGGAATATCGTTTTTAAAAGCTTCAAATTCAGTTTTTATACCGACCACTTGAGCTTCAGCATCTTTGAGAGCTTTATCTGCTAAGACTGCTGCATCTTTTAATCGTGAATTCTCAGATAACAACTCTGACTGGTTACCACCAGCCTGCTCTAAGATGGCAATTTTTTGCTTAAGCTGAGTGTTTTCTTCGACGACCTTTTCACATTCTGCTTTTGCATCATCAATCACAGCTTGAAGTTCAGGGGTGACTCCTACCTCGACATTTACCGTGGCCAAAGTCATTTTTTGTGGCTCTTCCAACTTACGAACTTCAACTGGAACTTCTAAAGATTCGTAATCCTTTTGAATCTTTGGATAATTACCGTAAATAATTACCTCTTTTGCTTTCAGATTTGGGGTTTCATAATAGTCAGGGTTAGCAATAATGCCCGTCTCTAATGCAGCCAGTGCTGCAATGCGTGTATAGATAATCTTCATGGCGCTTTTCTCTTAATAATAAAAAAGAGGGCTTATTAGCCCTCTTACGGTTTTAATTTTTAGGTTTTAACCAGTTGTCGCTGTACCTGATAAATCAAGTAAGGTACCTGCTGTCATTTTGTTGCTGGTTGCATATTTAATCCAGTTAGCACTTGAACCAAGTAATGTAAGATCAGGATTTTCACCTTTCGATGTATCCCAACTATAACCAAGAATATCTAGGTTAAATGCACCTTCAGCACGCATACCGATTGCTAAGTTTTCTTCATCATTGATGTCATAAGCTCGGAAGCCCGGTACTTGTGATTCAGTTACAGTTACAGCACCATACTGCAAACCAAAAGCATCGTTATCACCTACAGCATCCGTCACCAATACCGGCTTTCCTAAGGTTCCTGGTAAACCACCATAGATAACGATTTCAGATTCACCGTAAATTTGCTTAGTGATAGCATCATCGACAATATCGAAATATGTATCTGAGTTCATCACCCATAAGCCAATTCGGCCAAACTTATCACCAAACTTTCGCATACCACGAGTTAATGCTTTGCGGCCATCAACAACGATACTTCCTTTCGCAACCATATCGGGATTACTAGAAATAGCAGCTTTTAAAGAAGCTAAACTGTACTCTAATCGGCCTGCAACCAATGCATCTGCAAGATCGTAACCAACAACCATAGCAAATTCTTCTGGTGTACGAGCACGGCGCTTAAATGCCTCTTCAGTTGATGCATAAGGACCATATTTATATGGAATTTTTACACCTACAGACTCACCTGCACCGATTTTTTCCGGAGTTACTTTTGCATTGGAGTTCACATCGCGATGTTTAATGCTACCACCAACTTTGTAGAATGCATTTTTATTGAAGTCACCTTGAATGATTTCATTACGATAAATAATCGCACCATTGGAAGCTTCATTAAAAACATTCAAATTGTCTTGTAATCGTTCTAAATAGGCTGTTTGAGCCAGTTGGTTGTAGATGATCATGTCGGAATTAACTGTTGTAGTCATAACTACTTATCTCCAAATATTTAATGATTAGTTCGGTAGTTTTAGGAAGGCATCATTGCCATGTTCTTTGATGTAATCTGCTTTCTGAGAAACAGACATTTCACTGCGTTTCATTCCAGTAGGTGCTCCACCTTTGCCCCCACCTTGAAAACCGCCACCAGTTCCTTTACCACCTTTAAGAATTAAGTCTTTATACTGGTATCCACCAACCAATGACTCTAAAGCTTCATCAACATTTGCAAGTTCACCCGGGCGGACACGTGAATAAATCTTTTCGCCGTTCGGATCATATGCAACCACCTTGCCTTCTTCGATTTTGAAGTGATGACCAAAGGTTGCCTGAACCATGTCCACAGGTACTGCAATGTTGTCTTGAATGTACTTAGAACGAGCAAAACCACCGCCGATAAGTTCTTTATGTAAAGAGGCTTCTAGAGCATCACGTTGCGCAACAATCGGGGCATATTTTTCCTCAACTGCTTTGATAGCTTCAGCTTTAACTTTCTCAACTTCACCGGCATCCACCAGCTTTTTATCATCGAGATTTTGGATTGTTTGTAATGCCTTTTTAGCTGCCGCTGGGTCTTCAATTCCTTCAAAAGCTTTTAATGCTTTTTCGGCTGCTTCTTTGGCTTCACGATGTGTTTTAGCTTCATTGTTTAAGCGTGCAATTGTTGCTACCGAGTGTGGTGCATCATGTGGCATTTCTTTGCCATCATCATGAATATAGATCGGCTTATCACCGTCTACTTCCGCATAAACTTTACCGTCGATTGTTACTGTTTTAAGTTTCATTGGTCATCCAACCTATATATACAAAATGGGCATCCGCCCGGATTCGCCGTTAGCATCCGCTTTCGGCAGGCAATAAAAAAGCGCCCTTTAGGACGCTTCATTTCTATAAATGATTATTTACTTAAAGCTTGGCGTACAAATGCATCTTTTGCTTCAAGTAGCTTTCTTAATCCTGTGGATTTTTCAGGCCCGTCAGGAAGTTGCTCATCCATTTGCCGAGCTAAATCACCAATTGGCTTACTAACTTGCTGCAAATGTTCAGGTAAATGTTCATATTGGAAATATTGGATAATAGGGCTTGGCATTTTCTTCTCGCAAAAAAAGCACCCGAAGGTGCTATGGTTAAAAATTAAGTTCTATTTGATGAGTGCAATTGCTTTTAATCTTTCAAAAGTAAAACCATAAATTGCCATGGCTTGAAACCTTAATTTGAAGAAATGGCACCAGAATTCATTTTGTGCTCAGAATATATTGAGCATCTGACATATTGATTTGCTTTTCAGGCATTTGTAGTACCTTTCGCTACGTTTCCTTTGCACCCCAAACCTTTTGTCTAGGTTCATCACCAACTAAGCGGATGCCTTGAGGACCACCTACATCAAATGTTGCCGTGATAGTCGCTGGACCCTCAAAAACACTACAATTCATTTTTACAGCGGTTAATCCAGCTAATGGAATACCTGTTTCCTCGTCACAAAGAGCAAGATGAGAAGATTTATCTGAAACTCTTTTAAGTACTAAATGCCTAACTTTTGATTCACTCATAAGCCAAAATCCATAAATGACAAAAGCGCTGTTTGGGCGCTTTTATAGGTGAAAATTGTGTCTAAAGTGAATTTAGGATTGCCTGTCATCGGCGATAATTACTCACAGTTAAATCCAGTTCCAACAAGGTCTTTTTTCAAATTTGAAACGAGAGTTTGTTGTTCCTGCTGTTGTCCACTAAGATAATTTTTATCTAGAGTCTCTGCACCATCAATAGATTTATAAAGCTCTTTAGATTCCTCTAAATTGTCTTTTAAAAACGTGGTGAGGTTTAGTTTCGCTTGGGCAGCTCTACATAAATTATTTTTAGCTTCTAAATCTTGAGTAGCCTGTTTTACTTGACCAGTTGTAGGATCAAAAGAATATGCATTTGCCATTGCTGACTCCAAAGCTTCAGACAATCGATCATATTCTTTAAGATATTTTTGACTTGGTTCAGCTAAACAAGTGATGGAAATTAGAGTTAGGCATACAAAAGCTATTGTTTTCATATTGTATAAATTCTGATGTTTTAAAAAATATAACATAAGAAAAAATTACAGACCCAACTCTTTAAAGGTTTTTTCATCCAACTTTCTTAACTCATCTAAGCTATATAAACGGCCTTCAGGATCAAAGAACTTTTCAAAATCAAACTTTCCTTCTTTGAAAAGTTTGTAACGCTTTGGTCCTAACCATTCTTTTTGGAAGAAGTCATCTGTCTTTTTGAAGAACTCTTTAAATGTAGTGTTGGCATCTAGCTGCCCTATTAATTGGCTCCGCTCATCTTTTGGAATGTCTTTAACTCGACGTTCGTCCATGACAAATGGCCGTTCACCAACTAATTTCCCGTCTTTCTCTACGGGCACCAGAATACTGCGGCAATTTGGATGCAACGGCGGTACCCGCTTTGCTGGGTCATTCACTTCCCAAACAGATCCGTCCAAAGAAGCACATAATTTCGTTGTTCTACCATCTAAGACACTGACAAAACGTACATACTCAAAACCGATTTTATTGAAAGTGTCTAAATATGCTTGATTGGCAACATGACTGCGAACTGTTCTCACCGTACGGTCAATATCAGACTTTGAGCCGCTTAAAAGCCCATCCTCATAATTAAGCCGTTTGGTACCACGAATACGCTGAACAATTTCCTGATTAGTTTTACCTGAGTTAATGCCATCCCGAATTGCATATTCAACTTTTTGGCGTGCAGTCTCAGCAATCTTGGAAAGAAGATCATCAACTAATGCTCCACCTACTAAGGGTACTTTTTTAGCTGCTGTATATAGCTTTTCACCGTTAGGTTTCTTAATCTTGCCGCCGTATAACTTAGCTGTGTAATTAGCCTCATATACAGCCATTGCAGTTGCTGAAACTGCAAAAGCTTCAGGCAATGAAGAATTTAGACTTGTATGCCAGCCGGATATTAAATCTCGTATCTCCTTGAGGTTGGCCGTTGTGTAAAGACCCGCTGCAAGAGCTGCTTTCTCAGAATCATTTAACTCATCCAACAAATCCCGAAGCTTTGCCAGCATTAAAGCTGACTCATCATTAAAGATTGTTAGTAATTCATTAACTGATTGAGACGATGCCCGGAACAAATATGCTTGATGTTGAGTTAATACCTCGAGCAGTGATTTATCTTCTGAGGCCATTTATTACTCCTAAAGCGGCATACTATCTCGCTCACTTTCAACACGCTTCAACTCTTCCTGAAAATCATGAGCTGGCAGCTTACCAGTAGCGATATATTCCCAATACGTCTGGAACGAATTCTTTCCAGCTATGGCGCCTTCATATAGTTGCTTAGCAAGATTGATATCGTATTGCTGAACGATAAACTCAGGTTCAACCGTAAATGAATATTTTGTCGAATCCAGCTTTAACCACTGAGCCGCATATTTGATAGCTTGTTCAATAGCTGCAGCCGCACACATCACGATACTGTGAAGACTTGCTTGCTGATCGTCTTGCCGTGCACGGCGCGCTTCACCTGATTCCTGTGTATTGGTATCAACTACTTTAGCTCCAGCTTCTAATGCCGAATTCTTTTGTGCATCCATTTCCTTTTTAGTGAGTTCAATGCCATTACCTGAAATTTCGAGATAACCACACTGAGATTCACCAGGAAGGCTCCAGACCGCCATCACACCAGTAACGCTAATATCTTCATCACCCTCAAGTCCATTAATCCAAGGCTGCGGATGAGCTGTATGGTGAAGTGACTGGTAATAATCCGCACTTAGCTGGTAATACTTGAGTGCTGCCTTAGCCATGGTAAGCAATGGTACCGTTCCAACTTGCGGAGAATTATCGGTCGTACCACAAAAAACAAACGGCGTGAAAGATAGCTGATTACCGCCTAGATCTGGCGTTTTATCTTCTTCAACAGAGCCATCAAATAACCGTACAGTTAGCGCACCATCAACCATAGATAAAACACGGTGGACCGTCTTTGTATCGTGTCCAAACTCATCTTCACTATTTTCGAATTGTTCCTCGAGCACTAACAGCTTTAGATCCTTACGGCCACCAATGCTGTTTTCCTTCCAGTTAATGATTGATAGCGCATCATATAGAGCGAAATATGGCACACCAGCCCCATCAACATCGACAAGCAAACCACAGCGACCATATTCAAGTAATTCTAGGCAAATACGGATAAAGAGTTGTTTAAGCCCAAAACCATCATTGGTTGCATTCTCTATCAAACCCTTTAACAGAGAACTTTCAATTACGATATTAGGTTCCAGCTTTGAAACTAAACCAATCATCGTACGTAATGAATCCTGAACCCATAATGGATACTGAGCTCGACTTAGATAGGCTTTATAAATCTCTCCAGTCGTATCACCTTGCTTTTCAGCCTCAATCATTCCGGCCGATTTAGCTAGGTACTTTGTTTGTGCCTGTTTGATCTGCTCTTCACCAGCAACGGCGTCGCGCATAATCAACCAGCTTTTTTGTGCAGCAATATACTGCGGATGTTTATCAGTAACTGCCATAAAAACACCAATAAAAAAGCACCTGAAAAGGTGCGTTGTTTAACGGGAAAAACCAGCGATTGTGCGCCGTTTAAATACTTTCTGAATGATGATCGGGAATCTCTTGGCTATTGGATATCCACCAGCATCGCCAACGTGGTCCAAACCAGCGCTTTTATCTGGCATTCCAAAATCATCATAGACTTGCTGTTCTAAAGTAGCCGTAAAGTTAGGGCACTTATTTGTGTTCACTTTTAAGTGTCGTTCACCCTCGGCATTTAGGATTTGTGCATTAACAGCAGTAATACGATCTTTGATTCCGGGATTCACACCATTCACTTCAACTTTGAATCCATTTTTCTTTAAGATTGCATGATCTGATTCACTGAAGTTCTTTGAAGATGTTGCCTGACCTGAAGCATCTGGAATCACGGTAATATCGTGATCTGGAAAGCGCTCATTAATCAATTGACACATCGTCGGTGTATCTCTAACGCCAACCAGTTCATCTAAAGCTCTTGGCTTCCCTTCTCGAATGACATAAACCACAGCAGCCATCTTAAGCACGTTAAAATCCATACCAATGAGTAAAGGCTCACCTTTCTTAATTTCTTCATCCGTGTGGTTTAGAACTCGATCAAAGTCGGGGTAAACAGCACCGCTGGTTAAATTGACAAACTGCCCTCTTAGATAAGCTGAAATTAACTGCGGCGGATAAGACTCATAAAGTGATGATATGTAGTCATCTGGAAGATTAGCTTCATTGTCATAAGTTGAAGCTTGAATCATTCCATAGAGCTTACGCTTAGCCTCTGATTTATTTGCCTCTTTAACAAATTGCTCGTATGTAAACTTAAAACCTTCAGGTGTAGTGGCCACATCAATACCGTTGAGCAAACCAGCTTGCTTGTAACGCATACGTGCGATGATCTTACGCCAAGCCTGTTGAGCTTTGACCTTGGTCATAACATCAAGTTCATCAATCAAGGCGTGGCCAATTTTAAAACCTACAATTGTTGCTGGTTTCTCCATAGATCGACAAATGATTGTCGTTCGATATTGCCGACCATAATAGATATCAACCTCTTTATTGGTTTCATAAACCTTGGTTTTAAGCCCCCAATCAAAAGCCACCTCTTCAATAGTTGGAAAGAAAATGTCGCGAATCTGCGGGTAAGTTGGAGCAAAATAACCCAAAGGTACTTTTGGAAATTCCCAAGCTTTGTTGCATAAACTGGAGCAGCCAACCCAAGTCTTTCCCGATCCAAAGCCAGCAACGAATGCGCGGAACTTCTTTTCCATCTGCAAAAAATTAGCCTGAGGTACATTCAGTGTCGGATTGATGTTCGGCATCTTTTTTACTCGCATCCACAACTTGAATAGTTACCTTGACTGGTGTTGGATCTTCATCACCTTCACCCTCTCTTAACTTTTCAATCTCAAGCTGTTTTAACTCAAGATTTAATAACATCAGGTCGTAACCCTGCATTTCTTCCCGAACCTGCTTAATAACCCCTTGCTTCATAAGTCTGTTGTTCTTCCAGTCTTCATAGATCTTCTGAAGCTCTTTGAGTCGGTAAGCTTTATTAGCTAAAGGGATGTCATAAACATTCTTTTTAAAGTCCTCTCGGGTTTTATGAAAAAGGTCTTTATATTTCTTACTTAAATTCTTTCCTGCCGCTTTTGTCGGGTCATAAAGTTGTACCTGTTTTCGATCAATCTCAATGTTAAATTCTTGCTTGACAGCATTAGCTACCTGTTGAGGGGTATCCATGCAGGCAAGCGCTTGAACAATAAATATTTTTACCTGTTCTTTAAGTGCAGCCATACCCCCACCTTTGTCTAGCTACGTCTAGCAAAGAAGGTAAAAAAAAGAGCCATTCGGCTCAGTTGATTACGCAGTTTCCGCAGCATTTTGAAATATCAAGATTCGAAACAAACGGCGGATTCTTTGCAGCTTCAACAATACGTTTAACGCTTTGACTAGCCCCCCACCGTTTAGTTACACCAATAAATTCTTCGACATCGTGACCAGCTAAATAGTGCTTAGGTAATCCAGTAGAACTACTAAAGATCATCTCGCCATCATCGTCACGTTCTACACCTATATGGTAAAGCTCATGTTCAAGCAAGTAACAGAACTCTGTATCATTTGCACGCTCACAGAAAGAAGCGTCGACAGTTATTAAGTATGTTGGCACAAAGCCGAACCAGTCTCGCATCTGTTGCTCTTGTCTGGCCTTACGCCATCCACCAACATTGAACATGACTTTTTCGCACTGGCCTAACACCATAGCTTGCTTGCTTTTATATGCAGAA